TTCCACTTCTTTCGATGGTGGAAACTAGCGAAACGCATCATATCATCCTCGCGGATGATACTATGGCCGTTAAGACTAGCCAAACTTTGGTTGTCTTATCGACGCACCCCCTGGGGAGATAGGTTCTATCTCCGCTTCCCTTGAGAAAATCTGGTTTCTCTTGCGAGACCTGGATATTCTTTCTGAATCTGAGACTCGAGAGTCTCAATTCGGTCAAGGTATGAAGTCCCGGCGTGAGCCGGCATCCATCTCCATGCGATTCTCGTCGAGAACCGCTTAGTAGACCTCTCTAAGTGCCCCTTTTGCCTTTGTATTAGAGGCGTAAGGAAGAACTTAAAGAGCGCTGGGTAGCCAGTGATACCGTCCTTAATTGTTGACGGGACGATAGCTGGAGCTCTAACACAGAGCCGTTGAAGTATCGGATCCCACTTCTGGGCATCCGATGCCCCAACTCTAGATACCCATCCGAGACCCACACTCTCGCGTGATACAAGAGGAAGAGGTCCAAGGACCTCCTCAACTGCATCACGCAAGATATTTGAGGCATAGTAGAGTCCAGCATCCCAAAGTTGGTTTGCAGTACTCGTCCATGCACCAAGGATCTCGGTATCTACGGGAGAGTTTAGTGGATCGACTCGATAGTAAACGGGGGTCACGTCGATCCCCATAAAACAATCGAGACCACAGCTCTCGCGGAAGTTTCCCTCCGTGAAAGACTTCTTTTGGTTGACTTTTAGGCCAAAAGATTCGATCCACTCTTTCACCTGACGTGAATAGTGAGTGGGTACGATAATATCATCACCGTACACACGCACTAACCTAGAGGCACGCCTCACGTTCCCCACTGAAGGGGCAGAGTACCCCTCAGTAAACAGAATTGCGCATATCGCTAACAAGGCGAACACGCAGCTCTGCACAGGAAACGTAAGGGCGTTTCCCATACCGGCGAATTTGTGAATACGCCTTGGAACATTCATTGGGTCCAAGACGTACTCTGTACGACAATGATCCATGCACGATAAGAAGCGTGCATGTTTGCTAAATGCAAGTTGAACTAGTTCATAGCTCAGCAAGTCACTAGCAGAACTTAGATCAATCGTCGCCCATTCACCTGTACGGGAACCTACCAGCGCCAAATATTGATTCGGACGTTGGTCGGACAAAGCTAAGCAATTTCCGAGCACTGAACAACGAGATATAGCATCTCGAAGCACAGTGTTGAGCCCTTGCTGAATAAACATGTTCAGCACAGGCTCTACGGTTATCGTTCTCCGCGCTGAAGAATTCTTCGGAACGGAGACAACCTTAGCATATCCTCTAGGAGACAGTCCATGAGAAAGAAACGATCTACCGCGGTCACGAAACAGCCTATGGGTAGAACCATAAGCGTAGTCCATGATGACTTCTTCGGCAGTTCTGTTAGAACTAACGAAAAGGTCGAACGCGTATCGATCGTATTCTGAGTCAGTTTGCACTGACTCAAAGGCTTCCCGCCATTTCTGGTTTGAAGCCAATCCCTCACGAACGGCACCCGGACCATGTCTAGGGATAATCTCCGCGGGGTCAAAGCGACCGAGCGAAGATAACGCATATCCTGCGACACGTGAGAACAGAGCTGAACGCATACAATCGAAAGACTGGATGCATCCAGATTCTGTGTCCCAAAAAGTTCGTACTGCATCGTCGTGGAGAGTTTCTTCCCTCCCCGACTTTGGCACGAACTTCTTAAAGAATCTAAGAATCTGACGAAGATTCTTAATGGCCCGTAAACATGGGCCTTCTTTAAGAGATCCGGTTCTAACGTCGAACACTTTGCACAGCAAACCCGAAAACAATCTCGGGAGAGCTCCCTGGTGGCATCTACTAAAGCCATCTGGGCAGGCAAAACGTCCCTGCGCAAGGCCATAGTCAATGGCGTCGCACAAGGATGAAAGGGCGATGGAAACGAATCCATATCCCTCGTGTTCGAAGCGTGCCTGGATTGTGATAAGATCACGATCTAGTCCTTTCACGTCTGGCTCGAGCCTTGCTACATCTCGTAGCAAAGCTTGAAGGAGTCTCACAATGAGTGGACTTTTCATACTTCCCTCCTTGAGGGTTAGTATTCCAAGTTACACTCATTGATCCGAAAGCCGTAAGACCATGTCAAATGGGCGTCCGTCGTCAAGAACTGCTGAGTTATTGCGGTGTATTACCCGCAGGTAGGTCAGCAGTAAACGACGTAACCCAATCGATGTAGGCCTTAGAGGACTCTGGCGCCAAAACAACCAAGACAGGAATCCCCAAAGCTGCGACAGCAGTCGCAATAAGCTTAAAGATTCTACCATTGAAAACCCTCTTTTCGGAGGCCATCTTTGGTTCCTCAACTCTTTCTGTAGCGATATGCTACGATTGGAAGTTAAGGAGCTTGGTAGTAGTGACGTCCGCGTCAGCTAGCGTGTCCGTCAGGGCTTTCACCAATGCCACCATGGCAGTGGATGAAAACCCAAATGGCGGAACAGTAATCGAAATTGATGCCGAGGCAGTTTGCTTCGACGTCAATCCAGTGTAAGGGGAAACGGCGTCCACTGTAAGCTTGACTTGCATATAGTGGCGATCGCCAGTCTTCCCTGTACCATGGTTGATGATCAGATCATATCGATCTGTACCATCATGTCGACGAATGGACCCGAACCCATCACTCTTAGTGATGTAAAAATTAAGAGCGGGGGTTGGGGCCGCAGCTGGCACGGTAATCGGATCAACAAGCATAACAACTCCTGAGGTTGACTAGACCCGCTTCACAGCGCTTCTAGTTAGAGGTGAACTTCGTGAGAAGCGCACCTATGATGGCGGATTGTCCTACCGACAAAGTTGCCGGTCGGGATATTGCTTTCACACCTGCGAGGGTAGATATATCAACACGTCGTTGATACTTGTAAGGAAACCGGCCTTCAACAGGAAAGTACTTCAAATAAGACGTTGAAGAACTACTGTTGGGACCGATTATCGTTACACTATCCCCGTTTGAAGTTCTCACACGGGTCGAGACGGATAGCTGACCTTCAGAAGTGTAGGTCAAATATCCATAGTTGAAAAGACTCTTGTCTGAAGCCAGTGTGTTCATCAAATCAACATACTGGCCCAAACCGGAGAACCAATCAACTAACCAAGTCCACGGGACGAGATTGTACACGTCCTGCGGCCTCGGATCCTTTCCCCATTTTACGGAAAGAAGATCCTCCCGTAACCTAGGTACATCAATTTGAGGAAAACGTAGTGTGTAAGTGACCGCGGACTTAAGCGACCACTTACGTGATGAGGTCCATGACCCATCGACCCACGTTTCATTCCCAAATTGATCCCAGTGAGGATTTATGGAAGTGTCAACTGTTCCAAGGCCTTGTCTTTTGGCCCGAAACACAGTTGGCTGCCCTCGACGATCAATAAGGCGATTGATTTCCTTACTGATCACCTCAGGCAATGCCAATAAATCCAGAATGTCTTGATACAAAGGCGCCCACCCAAATACCACGTTAAGGTATTGTTTTCCTTGGCCTCTAAGGCCAAGGAGGGTAGACGATTGTATTAGGGCCTCGAGAGAATTCCGCAGTAACATCGGAGTCTCTCGAAGCTCAACCAAGGACCTCACAGCTGAGAAGCGTCTCGAGGTTGGCAACGAATCAGCCAACACACCGAGTCCATATTTAGCAACAGTTTGCGTAAACATGGACTTCTCAAAAATGAGAATCTTATTGGCTTCGACTTCTGGGTATGACATATCTGGACCGTCGATCCAGGTTCGGCTTTCCGTAACGGTGGAATCATATTGCATGTGATCACCACCTTCAGGAAAGACTATGATCTTCGACGAGGAATGCCCGGTATTATAATGGCCGGGACTACTCATTCTGGGGATGAAGAGTTCAAACTCTCCACCCTTTGAATTCAAAGATCGAGTACGAACCGTAGTATCGCCGATAAATCCCCTAACGGCCGGCTGCGCAATGAGCGCATTCGGACCGTTTTTGGAGGTACTAGTAGTGCAAGAGACCGGACCGAAGTCCGACAGCTCCACAGTTTCAGTATTTGGAGCGTTAGCACAATGGATAGTGGTCGACCGGCTAGTAGCCTGTCGACTTTTCCTATCTATCGTGATAGGCTTTCGCACTCTATTCACCGGAGTGATTCGCATCGTAGGAAATTCGTATCGCACATACGGGTTCATGGCGAATGCCAAAGAACCAATAAATGCGGGTCCGAATACCCTATATGCGAAGCGCTCTAGTCCAGAACTTGCGTTGACTGCCTCGTATTTCGCCCGAGTCTCATAAACTTTATGAGGATCAAGAGTTCCACTGAGATCAGAGTAAGGAATTCTGACACCAGTGAAGGTCTCTTTCTCGGACGACATACAAGGTTCCCCCTTCAATAAGGCGTGAAAGGGATGGAGAGTGGGTACGCCAAAATCCAC